TTACCGCTCCGGGATTTGCGGGTATTAACACCCAAGATGCACCGTTGGCACAGGACGCAAGTTTCTCTGCCGTTGCGGATAACTGTGTGATTGATAAGGAAGGACGAATTGCCGCAAGGAAGGGTTACACCTTGCTAAACGGTAACGATCTTCTTGGTTCGTCAGATGGCATAGAATCTATGGGTGAGTACGTTGCCGCAGATGGTGATGTTACTTTTTTATCAGCAGGTAACAACAAGATATTCTCAGGCACTACCACGATGGTAGATGAAACGCCTGTATCTTATACCATCACAGCTAACAACTGGAAGTTTGTACCGTTCAACGATCATATGTACATCTTCCAACGAGGACACGAGCCTTTAGTTTACTCGGATCATGCGGGTGTACTTGAGGCAATGTCCGCTCATACTCATGCGACAGGTACACCGCCAGAAGGTCATGTAGCTATCGCTGCATTTGGTCGGTTATGGGTGGCAGACTTTGATGGTGACAAGTCCACTATCTACTGGTCAGACCTACTCAACGGTTCTGGGTGGTCAGGTGGCTCTACAGGCTCGATTAATATTACACAGGTCTGGCCTAACGGATACGACACTATCACCGCTATGGCGGCACACAATGGCTTTCTGATTATCTTTGGCAGGAACTCCATCATAGTCTACGAGGGGGCAAGCAGCCCTGCGAGTATGACGTTATCTGATACAATCTCGAACGTAGGTTGTGTGGGTAGAGATGCGGTAGTTTCAACTGGTAAGGACTTGATATTCCTAGACGACTCTGGTGTTCGTAGTTTGTCAAGGACAATTCAAGAGAAGTCAGCTCCTATTGGTGATATATCAAAGAACGTCAACAACGATATTAAGTCTCTCTTCGCGGCAGAGACAGGCAATATCAGTATGCACTACTCGCCAAGACAGGCGTTTGTGTTACTCAACTTCCCAGTATTGGGTGTGGTCTACGCTTTTGACACACGCTTCCCTTTACAGGATGGGAGCTTTAGAGCGACTACTTGGTCGCATATCAATCCACTCTGCTTCGCGGAAACATCCACTGAGCAACTTTACCTTGGTGTAGCAGATGGCATTGGTGAATACATCGGATATAAAGACAACAACACAAGTTATATATTGAGTTACTTTAGTCACCCTTTGAGTTTTGGCAATACGTCAAACCTAAAGTTTTTGAAGAAAATTAACCTAACAACCTTTGATGGTGCGGAGGCGACAGTTGTTTTGAGTTGGGCTTACGATTATGGGGGCAGCTATAAAAAACAAGCGTATGTTTTACCGCCATCTAATGTTGCTCAATATAATATTTCAGAATTCAACACTGACGCTGAATACTCTTCCGGTATAGCATTAATTAAACGTAAAAAGATAAATACTAATGGACAAGGAACAGTGGTAGCGGTAGGTGTAGAAACTACTATTAATGGAAATGTAATTGCACTACAAGAAATTAACATTCAAGCTCTTATGGGAAGGATAGTCTAATGTCGAACTATACCAAACTTACTAACTTCGCAGCCAAGGACGCTTTGGTTAGCGGCAACCCTGCCAAGGTTGTTAAAGGCTCTGAGGTCGGAGCTGAATTTGACGCAATCCAAGTGGCAGTGGCAACGAAGTCTGACTCAGCGTCACCTACTTTTACTGGCACAGCAACAACAGATAACCTGACAGTGAGCGGTACTTTCACAGTCGGCACGATTGATGGAGGTACTTACTAATGTGGGAAGAAATTGGAAACTTTTTAAAAGGTTTACCCGGAAGTCAAACTGGTAATCTTATATCAGGTATTGGCGGTTCGTTAGCACAAGGTAAAATTGCTGAAGATATTAGCAAGCTAGGTGAAGACGCAACTACTGCAATCTATGGCCCGAACTATCAAGTACCAGAAGGCGGCTTGCTAGGCGAGATAGGTCGTCAAGTAGAGTTCAGACCCTTTACTGTTACTACACCTACTGGCTCTCGCGCAACATTAAACGCAGGTGGCATGGCTACAATGCTCAGTCCTACAGAGCAGTTGTTGCAATCTCGACTGTTAGGATTTGGTTCTGAAGCGTTTAACTTTTTAAATGATCCTGTTGCAAGAGCAGGGATGCAAGAAGAAACGATTGGTATGCTTACCCAAGACCCTATGCAAAGGGCTGCTCGTGAGCAGGACATCTTTGGTCGTATGCAAGCCACTCTCGCACCAGAGCAGGAACGTGCAAGACTAGGGCTAGAAGAACGTCTGGCTAACCAAGGTAGGCTAGGTGTAAGAACTGCTATGTTTGGCGGTACGCCAGAGCAGTTAGCACTGGAGAAGGCTATCGCAGAACAGCAGGCAGGTCTTGGTGTAAGTGCGATGGAACAGGCTAGAGCAGAACAAGCACTACAGTCACAGCAAACCCTCGCGGGATTAGGCGAGACACGAGCAAGACTAGGGCTGCTAGGAGAGCTAGGTCTGTCTTCTATCCCTGCCGCTTACGCAGGACAGAATCAGTTACTTGCAAACTTGCAGCCACGACTAGAGTCAGAGCGTATACAATCGGCTTTAAAGGCTACTGGTCTGGGTCTAGGAGCGCAGTTAGCAGAGTCAGGACTAGAGGCACAGCTTGGCTACGAAGCGTTGGCAAATGCCATACGCCAGCAGCAATATCAAGGCTTGTTTGATTTGCTGAAAGGTGAGCAGCAAGCCTCGTCAGGATCAACAGGATCAACTAGCTCATACACAGGCCCGAACCTAAACCAAGCCGGAGCAACAGCATTTCAATCATTTTATGATAGCTATGTAAACACAGGCATGAGCGCCAAAGACGCAGCAGAACAAGCAATGCGCGATGTTGGCTTTAAAATTTAACAGGAGTTAAACGATGGCTATAAACATTCAGAGTCTGTTCGCGGACATCATTGATACTCCTGAACAGCGTCAAATGAAAATGCTACAGGAAGGTATGCTCAGGGGTGACAGGCTTGCGTCAGGTCTTACTGGTCTGACACGAGCAGCAGCGCCACTGGCTCAGGTAGCAGGTCAGCTTGGTGTGCAGCGTCAGGAAAACCTACGCCGTGCAGTACAGCCTATGCTTGGGATTGATCCTAGAACTACTGGTGAGAAGTTACAGGAGCAGATTGGCAAGATTGATACATCTACCCCTCAAGGTTTAATGCAGGCAGCGCAAGCAATACAGCAGATAGATCCTATCCGTGCAGCAGCATTGCGTCAGGCCGCAACAGAGCAGACGCAGGCCAATGAAGATCGAGAGCGCCGTGTGGCACTTGAAACATTACAGCTTGAATCTGCACAACGCACTGCAAAAGACCAAGAAGAACAAACGCGAATCAGAGAAAATCAAGCAAAGCTGTATGAGGCTGCTGGTATGCCTCTTGCAGATATAGAAGCATACAAGGCTGGCGCACTTAACCCTGCACAAATGGCAGAGTTAAAGATCGAGTACACAAAATCTTTAACCGCAAACAACCCAAGAATTGCGAACATGACTCCTTTCACTAAAGAAGAGCAGCAGCAAGCAAGATTATACCTTGACCAAAATAGTGACGCTTCTAAGCAGTGGAAAGAAATACAAAAACTCAAGAAAAATCCAGAGAATTGGTGGCAAAATCTTACTGGGTCACGAGATCCAATGTTTACTGAAGAAGATTTGTTCCGCGAAGCTGCTGTCATTCAAGCATTAAACGACAACAAAATAATGTATGATGAGGCTATTCAAAGGGCATTGGTCACACTGCCGAGAGGTGGTATTCGCAGTATTCAGGGAATGACGCAGCGTCAAAATGATTTGATTGGTCAGCGTCTTGGATTAGGAACTGCGACACCGCCATCTGTAAACGCAACCGCTCTTTCAGGATCGCAGACTCAGGCAGGGTTTGATGTTTCTGGCTTTGACCAACAGGCTATTGATGCGCTTGTTGCTGATGTTGAGCAGCGCATGAGCGGAGAAGAAGCGCCAGTCAGTCCGACTCCTACTACATCTCCTGCGCCAACACCTAGTGCTGTTGCTGCATCAACAACTGATATGCGCAGAGGTAGGGCTGGTGGAGCTGGTGGCACTAGAGCAAGAACAATAGATGAAGTTATCAGCAGTCTAGAGACACAACAACAAACTATTGACACCTCAGCAAGGCGCTCGGGGCGTAGTGTAGTTGGGCAAGACCGTAACATGGTTAACCTGATGCGCTCTGTTACTCAAGCTATTGCTCCCCCTGAGAGTTATAATCCTAACAGAAGGGTTCGAGGATCACGAGGATCTGCTAGTAGAGCAGAAACTCCTGCGGCAGTTAGCGCAAATCAAATGTCTTACAATCAGATTGTTAATCAAACTCCTCCAGCACCTACGACTGTGCCAACACTTGCTCAAGAACCACTGTCTGCTTCATACGAAGAGATAGTTCAAGCGTCCAATGCAGTAACTCCTGTCAATGTTGAAGGCATTACAAATGCTAAAACAAAACGTGACGCTGTAAAGTTTAATGATTACTTGGACGCAGCGCAAAAACTAAACTTCCCTGTGTTACCAGAACTGGCAAAAGGGTTGCAGCAAATACCAGCTATTACCGCAGGTATGGTAACTACTATGACAGCCATAGCAGAAACATTATCTTCTCGCGAGAAGACTGGTGAAGTTATAAACGCAGGATTTAAGCGCACTCTTGATGAGGTGGCAGAGTTGGTAGGCGCACTGGTGCGAGGACAAGCAAACCCTGAAGAGCTGGGCGAAGATGCTTTACAAGCTATCGAAGCAGCGGAACGCAAGCTCAAAGAACTAAGGTCAGGGGTTGGGCAACTCTCAGCAGATGCAAGAAGACCAGTGCAACAAGCATCCAATGCTTTGCTAGAGTTTGTTTCTTCTTACAAGAAGCGATATAACTTGCCTGTGCGCCCACAATTTCAATAGAGGTTCTTATGGCTGATTTGTCACAACTGTCTCAGGCAGATATGCAAGCTATTGCAAGCAGAAACTTTGATGCGCTGTCCGAAGAAGGGCGGCGCATTGCTTTTTCTGACATCCCGATGGCACAACCAGAGCCGGAAGATGAAGTAAGCGCGATCCGAAGATTTCAATACGGCTTTGAAAAAACAAAGTCTGACGTTGGTTTGCTTTACAGATCCATGCAAGTAAACAATGGCTTCGGGCAACTCAAGCTAACAGGAACTGGGCTGGATTATATTCCAGCAGAAGAAGCATTTGGTGAAAACTTTGCGAATGCGCCAAAGGAAGTTAAGGCTGCTGTTCTTGAAAAAATAGAGCAGCGTAGGCTTGAGAGAGAATACCCAGAGCTTGCAGATCAAGAAGGGGTCGGAGGCTTTGCTGGTTTTGCTGGCACATTAGCTGGAGCTTTGTTTAGTCCTACTACTTTGATTCCGATTGGCGCTGCTGGCAAGGTAGGTTATAAGACACTGGCAACTGCTGGCGGTTTGTTTGGATTGGAATACAACGTGCTCGATCAGCTTGCGTCTACCGCACAGGTTGATGTTAAAGAAGCTGCCTTTGCTACTGGTGTGGGAGCGATTGCTACCCCTGTTACTGCCAAAGCGTTTAGTGCGCTTGGCTCTGGTGTACAGAAAGCATTAGCAAAACGGTCATCTCCTGCCAAGAAGATGGAAGCAGATGAGGTTATGTACGAGGCTCAAGCTGCTATACATGAATACGCTTTAAGTCCAGAAGGCGCTAATGCTACTGCTGATGATTTTATAAAGATTGTACAAAGCAGATTGGGTCTGGACAAAGATACGCTCGCGGAATACCAAGCCGTATCAGATGTGAAGATAAAAATTCCGGGCGCAAGAAGTCGCGCACAAAAATTACTAGCTGATGAACAAAGCGCAAGAACTGCATACACTGAAACCGGAGCTGTTCGACAAGGCTTTAGAGATTACGCAGGCATTGTGAGCACGGAAGTTAGTAACATCTCATCAAATGTTGGCGCTGCACTGAAGAGACATGACGGACTTGTGCATATTACGGAAGCAAAATATCTCAAGATGGCAGAGCCGTTTTTTAAATTCGTTAGGCAGTTACCTGCAAAAACTGCAACTCAACTGACTCGGCATTTAATTAACGGAGAAGCAGATGCGGCAAGAAGTCTTGCTACAAGGATTAGTGCTGACGGCTCAAAAATAATTGATGATACATACGATCTTCTAAAGGAAATGTATAAGTATCAGACTGATGCAGGAGTTATTCTTGGTAAGATAGATAACTTTTTTCCAAGGAAAACCAAAGACTACAAGCAATTCCTGCAACAGATTGGAAAAGAATTCAGAGATCCTATTGAGCTTGAACTTGGCAAGAGAGCAAAGAAAGCAGGATTAAATTCTATATATGAATTACCTTTGCTAGAGTTTGAGGACGTAGTAACAAACATAATGCGCGTTCGACAGAAGGGAGCGTTCAGCATTAAATCTAGCAGTAGAGCTGGACGCAAACTGGCAGAAGTAGATGACAGTTTGATAGGTCAGTACAAGTCAGCAGACAATGCTTTGATTGATTATATATTTGATACTGTTTCCTTTGTAGAGAAGCGCAAGTTTCTTGGTGATCTTGCGGCAACAAAAGGTGTACGAAAAATTGATCTTCAAGACTCTGTTGACAAATTAATAGCACGAGAACTAGCAACAAAATCTATCAGCGAAAAAGATGTACCCAAGCTCACTGAGTTGTTAACTGCTCGCTTTGGTATGGGTGAAAGATCTTCTAGCGCAGGAACAAACATCGCAAAGAATCTGATTTATCAAACAACCTTGGCAAACCCAATGTCTGCTCTCACACAGATTGCAGACGTAGGTATGTCTGTGTTTGCTAATGGATTGATTCCCACTGTCAGAGCGTTGCTTGGCAAAAGAGATATCAAAGCAAAAGACTTGAACCTTACGTCTATGATTTCCAGCGAGATGGGAACAGTAGGCAAGATGGCAAAGTTTTTAGACTTCACTTTTACTTGGTCGGGGTTCAAGTTCATAGATAGAATTGGTAAAGAAACACTCGCCAATGCTGCATACTTGAACGCGAGAAGACTGGTTAAGAGTACGGCTGGAGTTAACAAGCTGCGCAAAAAGTACGGAAAGATTTTTGGCAACGAGTTTGATTCTCTTGTCACTGATATTAAAGCAGGGAATCTGACTGACAACGTATATCTTATGGCGTCAGCAGAGGTATCCAACTACCAACCCACTGCATTGTCAGAGATGCCGTTACGTTATTTGCAAGCAGATAAGGGTCGTGTGTTTTATGCGCTCAAGTCGTTCACGTTAAAACAGTTTGATGTTATGCGACGCGAGATAGTAGATGAATTCGCGAAAGGGAACACTGACCTAGCAACCAAGAAGCTGCTCGGATATATGTTGATCATGCCGTTGGCTGGAGCTACCGTGCAGGAAACAAAAGATTTTATCTCTCGCGGAGATGAGATTGCTATTGATGACATCCCTGACCAGTACATCAAAAATATATTTAAGATCATGGGAACATCTCAGTGGATGATTGAAAATAAACTAGCGCAAGGCAAGATCACCGCTGCTGTTGGGGAGGTTGTGCTTCCTCCGGTAAGTTTGTTTGACGGCTTGGCTGATGATGTTATCAAACTAGCCAAGGGTGAGCTGCAAGGAAAAGACTCAGAAATCTTAGCTCGCATCCCTGTGCTTGGTTCTTTGTTCCAGAGCTTCTTGCTAGGTGCGAGAGAGGAGCGACGGCGTGAAGATATAATGAGGGGTGATTAACCCCTCGGTAAACGCCTCTCCTCCATCGTGGGGAGGGGCTTGTTTTTTAGCTCCTCTTCAATCAAGAATTCACAGAACTGTTTGATCTTCCTAAGGTCGTCCACTCCTCCCTTATCCCGCCATCGCGAGATGTATTTCACAATAGCTCCCTCGCAAAAACCCAATTCGTTAGCCAAGATGTAATCAATAGGCTGAATCTTTAACTTCTGGTAATGGCTACCTGCTACTTGATAGTCTGTTGATTTCAATGTATCTCCTCTCCTTGCTTCTCTGCTATCTCAAGGTACTCAATGAACTGCTTCTTGAGTTCATCGCTGCTATGAATAAACATACTGAAGTCTTCCAGCATGATTCCGATTGTCCCGATGACGTTACGATCATGGCCTTCTGAGTTATAGATTGCATCTTCAAGCCAGACGTTCAACTCATCTACGGACACAGGATAAA